AGGTCATACAATGTATATTGTTGGTACCGTTAGGGATAGAGTTTATCAATATACACTATCAACCGCATGGGATGTATCTACAGCAACATATGCATCCAAAAATGTGTTAGTATCATCACAAGATACCGCACCACAGTCTCTTGAATTTGGTGATAATGGTTCTAAGATGTATATGTTAGGTTCTACAAATGATAGAATATATCAATATACATTATCGACCCCATGGGATGTATCAACTGCATCATATGCATCTAAGTTCTTATCAGTATCTTCACAAGAGGCAAGTCCTTTAGGTATGGCATTTAGTTTTGATGGAACCAAAGTATTGGTTGTAGGTTCTAACAATGATACTGTATATCAATATGATTTGACAACCGCTTGGGATATTTCAACTGCTTCTTATTCAGGTAAGAGTTTGAATGTATCTACACAAGAAAGTGTGCCACATGGTATAGCTCTTAGCTTAGATGATAGTAAGTTATTTGTTGTTGGAACCAGCACAGATACGGTTTATACCTATCTAAGGTCGTCCTAAGTCTAATAAATAATTTGTCTATGGTGAGGACCCCATGCCCAGTATAATAACTCCTTCATTTCGCATAAACACCTCAGAACAATTTAAGGAAGCTTTTGGTGAAGCTGGTCCTACACGGATGTATATGTTTATCGGCCGTATTACACCATATGCAAATGATTTAGTGATAACATCAACGACAAACAATTTCTTGTCTACCAATTTTGACATTTATAAAGATATGATTGCTTTAAAACGCATAAATGCTAATGATATTATTTCAATCGCACCTCGATATGATTGGACTACAGGAACGGTTTATACAGAATATAGTGATACAACATCTAATCTATTTGATAGACAGTTTTATGTTTTGACATCAGATAACAATGTTTATAAGTGTATTGATAATAATCGTGGTGCAGCATCGACCGTAGAACCAACAGGTACAGGAACATCAATCATAACCACAACGGATGGTTATCGTTGGAAATTCATGTATAATATTACAACAGCTGATGCACAAAAATTTCTGACAACAACTTATATACCTGTAAGAGAAGTAACGGCTAATAACGGTAGCGCGCAATGGGCTGTGCAGCAAGCCGCTGCAAATGGATCGATTGATAATATTGTTATCACTTCAAATGGCGCAGGTTATATTAGTACATCAAATACATTTTTATCCATTACAAATTCTACAGTTGTTAGTCTTTCAAACAATGCTGTGCAGATAGATGCTGCTTATGTTGGTTCTTCGATTTATATCTCATCGGGTTTGGGTGCAGGTCAGATACGTCGAGTAGTTAGATATGTAGCAACTGGACGTGTAATAACTGTTAATACTGCATTTACAATTACACCTAACACATCATCCAGATATATTATTTCACCTTCAGTAATTATTAGCGGTGATGGTGGTTCTGTTGCTGCTACTAGAGCATCAGCTTATGTGTCAAATGCTGTTAGTGGACAAATTAGAAAAATAACCATGCTATCTGGTGGCAGAAATTATGGTTATGCGAATGTTTCGATAATTGCTAATTCTACCTATGGATCAGGTGCTACAGCTAAGCCTATTATATCGCCGCGCGGCGGCCATGGATCTAATGCAAAAAATGAGCTTAATGCAAAAGATGTAATGATGTCGATTTCAGTATCAGGTGCTGAATCTAATACGTTTCCGACAAACAATGATTTCAGAACTATTGGTGTTATACGCGATCCGCTATTAAGATCAGGTCCTGCAGCAAATGCATCCGTTATTGACCAATGCCATCGCATAGTTGTTCAAAATGTTACTGGTGACTATACCGCAGATGAAATAGTTACCGGTGGGACTAGCGGAGTAAAGGGTCGAGTAGTTTATTTTGCAAATACTAATTCGGCCAGAACAAAGGGTGTGCTTAGGGTTATTCGTGTTACTACCGATGGTCTAGGTAGAGGATTTTCTCAAACCGAGACATTGACGGCTGCATCAACTGGCGTAACAGCTTCAGTTATAAATGCAATTAAGCCTGCGGTTAGAGAATACACGGGAGACGTCTTATACATAGAAAACAATTTACCAGTATCAAGAAGAACCGATCAGCTTGAAGAATTTCGTTTTGTCGTGACGTTTTAAGGAGTAAGAGGGACAAATGGCATCTATTGCTAATACCGTCACGATTTCGACGAATCTCAATGTTGACCCATATTATGATGATTTTGATGAATCGAAGAATTTTCATAGAATATTATTTCGTCCTGGTCTAGCTGTTCAAGCGCGTGAACTTACTCAGGTTCAATCTATCTTACAAAATCAGATTGATAGATTTGCCGAGCATATGTTCAAGGAAGGCAGCGTCATTCGCGGCTGTCAAACTTTGTTGGATAATAATGTTCTGTTTATAAAATTGCGCGATAGAGCATCTAATGGAACATCTTTGGTTAATGTTTATTCATTTTTAAATAAGACAATAACTGGATCTACTTCAGGTGTTTCAGCTAGTGTCTTAAAAGTTAATGATGGTTCTGAAGCAAACACTCCTAATTTCAAAACACTTTTTGTGAAATTAACTGGCGCAAATGGGTCTAGACGACTATTTTCAAATGGCGAAATAATTACTGCATCTGGTGGTGTTTCAGCTAATTTGATTACGACAGATAGCATTGGCTTCTCAGCTTTTATGAAAATCGCGCCTGGTGTAATCTATGCAAAAGATCATTTCATCCGTACAGATGAAGATTTATTAATCTTATCAAAGTATTCTACTAATATGTCTGTTCGAGTTGGATTTAATGTTATTGAATCTATTGTTAAAGAATCTGATGATTCCAGCTTATTAGATCCTGCATCAGGTTCATACAATTATGCCGCTCCTGGCGCAGCTAGATTGAAATTAGTTGCCAATTTTACAACAATCGGATTAAATCAAAATGCAAGTAATAATTTTGTAGAACTTGTTCAATTAAAAGATGGTATAATTCAAGCAAAATCAGATTCAACTCAATATGGATTATTGCGCGATTATTTTGCTAAACGTACATATGACGAATCTGGTAATTATGTCGTAAAGGGTATGGCACCTAGACTTCGCGAACATTTATCAAGCGCCAACAATCAGGGTGTATTTGCAGCGGCCGACGGTGGTAGTGCATCAAAGCTTGTTGTTGAATTAAGTCCAGGTAAAGCATATGTTCAAGGTTATGACATTGAAACTCTGCAAAGCGCAAGAGTAGAAATTGACAAGGCCAATGATTATGCTTCTGTATCATCTGCATCTGCATTAGTAGATTATGGTAATTATGTTATAGTTGATAACGTAGTTGGTGGTTGGGGTGTAAATTCACAAGCCTTAGTAAGTCTTCGTGACCAGCAAGCAAATGCAGTATCTACATTAGGTTATTCTATAACTAACTATCCAGCATCGCAAATTGGTACAGCTAGAGTTCGCTCATTAGAGCATTATAGTGGAACACCAGGATTACCTTCAGCACAATACAAATTATATCTGACCGACATTAATATGAATGCTGGTTATGGTTTTCAAAATGTTCAATTCATAGGTTATAATGGAGGAGCTGGCCAAGCTAACGGTAAAGCAGATATAGTTGGTTCTAATGGTCTTAATGCAAATACATCAGAATCTATCTTTGATAGAGCAGTTTTCAGACTACCTAGCAAATTTACTAGACGATTAAGAAATACGTCTGGTGTGGTAGTATCTGATTTTAGATTTAAGAAATCATTCGATATTACTTTTGGTACATCTGGCACAGCTTCTATCACAACAGGCACATCGACTGAGACTTTCTCAGGTTCTGGCGCTTTGTCAGCATCACTTGGTAGAGCAAACTATTATGTTATTGCTAGAGGATCATCAAATACTGCCGCAATTAGCTCCCTACGTTTAAATGCGACCAGTGGATCAAATACATTTAGTCGTTCAAATAGCTCGATTGATTTGACAACAAGATTTAATCCTGGTGATTTGATCAGAGTTGCAAATACTGGCGATCATATTGTTTCAACAGTATCTTCGACACAGCTAACAACTTTATCAACCGCATCAGCAACACGAACAGGTATGCGTGTTCATAAACTAATTAAATCGGGACAAGTTTTAGATTTTGGTGGATATGGGTCAACAGGATCAAGCAGAACAATTACTGTTGCATCTTCAACACAGACCGATCTAAATCTACAAGAAACTCTTGGTGCATCTCTTACTGCGACAGCAATAGTTGAATTGAATAAAGTAGATGGCCAAGAAGCATCTAAGACAGTAAATCGTAATCGATTGATACAAATCCGTGTTGGTTCTGGTGGTGGTACATCATATGTCGCTAATACAACAGGACCATGGCCTCTTGGTATTTCTGATGGTTTCAAATTAGTATCTGTACGCAAAAAATCAGGTTCAAATTTCTCATCTCTTACCGAAGGCACTGATGTAACAAGTAGTTTTGTGCTTGATACCGGTATGAATGATAACTATTATAGTCATGCTCAATTAGTTAAGAAACCAGGAACCTCAATTAGTATAGCTTCTGGTGATAGACTATTAGTAAAGCTTGACTATTTTACTCATAGCTATTCGACAGGTGTTGGTTATTTCTCGATAGACTCATATCCTGTGGATGATACCAATGCCGGTACCGATACCACAAAAATTTACACATATGAAATACCAAGATTTACATCACCGCGCACTGGAACATTGTATGATCTAAGAGACTGTATCGATATCCGTCCAAGAATGACGGACACTGCAAATACCGTCACTACTCTTACAAATATATCAATAAATCCAAAGCTGTCAACATCTTTTGATCAGCCGTCTGGTGGCCTGCGGTTTATGTCAACAGGCGACACATTTACTACGGATCTTGATTATTATCTTTATAGAAATGATAGAATAGTTTTGGACCGCACAGGTGTGTTTTCATTAGTTAGAGGGGTTCCATCTAATAGCCCCATAACTCCAGATGAACCGCTTGATGCTATGTCTATTGCTACCATAAACCTAACACCATACCCATCTCTACCTGATGAACAAGCACGTAGGGTTGGTAGACCTGATCTTGCTTCTAGGGTATTCCCAATCAAGAATCCTAGATTTACTATGAAAGATATTGGTGTTCTTAGAGATAGAATCGAAAATCTAGAATATTATACAACTCTAAACTTATTAGAGATGGATACAAAAAATCTATTGATTCAAGATGAGACGGGTAACAATAGATTTAAGAATGGTATCTTGGTCGATCCTTTCTACGGCCATAATGTTGGTGATGTTACTAACTCTGATTATAAAATTTCTGTAGATGCATCTAAGGGCGAAGCGCGTCCTCCGTTTAAATTAGATAATTTTGAAATGTTTTATAATTCTTCTAATTCAACAAATGTGGTTCGTACGAATACAACCACAGGTGGTGTAGCTAGAGATCAAATTGTATTCATTTCAAATAGCGCAGCAGCATTTGCAAATGGTCAGACTGTAACAGCAGGCGGTGCATCTGGTACTTTAAGATTTAAAGTGAATAATAAGCTTTATATCGAAGATGCTACGGCTAATTTTTCGACAGGATCTACTGCGACAAGTGGTGCGGCATCATCTGTAATTTCAGGTGTGTATGCAATTCCACCAGGCGATCTTATTACACTACCATATTCGCATCAGGTGCTTATTCGTCAACCATTCTCCTCAACCACAAAAAATGCTGCTGGTTTATTCTGGAAATGGAATGGTAGAATAACACTTAATCCAGATAGTGACTATTGGTTAGATACTACACAACTTCCAGATGTGAATGTTAATGTTGATAATTTTGATGACAACTGGGCCCAAAGTGGTGCTTGGGGTACTGCTTGGAATGATTGGCAGACCGTTTGGCAATCATCTTCAGATAGTGTTGCAAATGATACTAATGTCACAACGCAAGGTGATGCAAGTATAGCGACCACTGTTAGCACAACCACAACGACTACCACATCTGGTCAGACTAGAAATGGTATTCAATATTCATTGACACCAGTTACATCTACTGTAAGAAATGGTCCTAGAACAGTATCAACAAATATTCAACCATTTATGCGGTCAAGAGCTATTCAATTTACCGCAACAGAAGTTAAGCCTGGTTCAAGATTATATGCATTTTTTGACGGAACCCCAGTATCAGATTATGTAACACCTACCAATTCATCTTTTGCAAATACAGCAAGTGAAGGTGGTCCATTAATTGCTACAGCCAATGGTCATGCATATGGTATTTTCAGAATACCTGCCGATCAAAGATTGAGATTTAGAACAGGTACCTTAAGATTCCGTCTATCAGATTCTCTATCAAATGACGGCAATCAAGGGTCTTTTACTACAGCGGCCGAGGGATCTTATAGTGCTCAAGGTTTGACTCAACAAACACAAGATACTGTAGTTACAACTAGAAATCCTCAAGTTGTTATGACTGCAGTTTCTGAGTCTCGTACTGCAGTCACAAGTGTAGCCGCTACAAGCGTCACAGCAGTCAGCGCCGCTGTAACTCAAAATATTACTAATGTCACTAACGTAACAAATGATATAACTAATGTGACGAATGTTACTAACGTAACAAATAATACAACAAATGTGACAAATGTTACAAACGTAACGCAAGTTGTGGCTGGTCCTGGAAATGACGGTGCGGGCGCGGGAGATGACCCTATAGCGCAATCATTTAGTATGGATCTAGCACGCGCGGCCAGAATTAATGGATCAGGTGCTTTTGTTACGAAAGTTGATCTGTTCTTTGCAGCAAAAGATTCGGTATTTGGTTGCGAAGTTCATATACGTGATATTGATACATTATCAAATACCATAACACCTAGAGTTGTGCCATTTAGCACGATAGTCTTGCAGCCAGCAGAGATAAATGTAAGCTCTGATGGTTCTGCTCCTACACCCGTATATTTTAGCTCACCTGTATATCTACAAAATGGTAGAGACTATGCATTGGTTGTTAAACCAATAGCTAATAATCCAAATGTTACAGTGCATATTGCACGTTTGGGTGAAGTTGATACACTTACAGGTAATAGAATAACAACACAGCCTGCGGCCGGTATGCTATTTGTATCCGCAAATGATAAAGCATATTCTGCTATACAAGAAGAAGATTTGAAATTTACATTATATGTTGCTAATTTCCAGACATCATCTGTTGGGTCTGTAGTATTTAAAAATGAACTTCGTGATTATCTACAAATATCAAATGCTTCGGCCGCATTCATCAGAAGTGGTGAAGAAATTCACGGTGAAACTGTACTTGTCGGGACATTTGCTAATACAAAATTTGTTAATACTGGAGTGACCTATGTTCAAGGTATGACATCAGGTGCAACCGGAACAATCTCTCGCTTTAGCACTACACAATTACGGGTGCGTAATGTTTCTCTTAGTGCAAAATTTAGAGGTGGTGAGAGAATCCGTATTAGAAATACCAATTCCACAACTGGCGTAATTGTTGGTAATTCTACTGGTGGTATAAGTTCAGCAACAACACCTACAGGCAGATCAGTATATTATGATTCTGTATCATTTGCTAATACATACATGCATCTAGCCAATGTGGCCTTCACAAATAGTGGACCATCTTCAGGTTCAGGTAGAATGTTTTTTGCAAATAGCTGGATCCGTGGTCAAACCAATGGTTATATCGCGCGCATTGTCAAGCTTGATAGGTTGCAAGCTGATGTTATAAACATATCTACTGACTTTTTGACACCTACAAATACTGCGATTCTGATGGCAGGTAAATTTGCCACCAGCAACAGTACACGAGACACTTCTTACATAAATCTTGATGTCAATAATAATACCGAATTCCCGACACCAAGATATGTGCTCAGTCGTAGCATGGAATCTAATAGCTCGGTTAGCGGTACTTCAATGGGTTCCGATAGATCGGCCGAACTAAAAGCTACTATGGTTAGCTTGAATAGACTTGCATCACCTGTGATTGACGTCCAGCGTATTTCTGCAATCATCGTGCAGAATTTAATTAATAATGATACAACAGGTGAAGCAAATACTGCAAGCGGTGGTAATGCTCTTTCAAGATATATTACAAGAAAGATGGTACTTGCTGATGGTCAAGATGCAGAAGATATCAGAGTATATTTGACTGCATATCGTCCACCTGGATCAAATGTAAATGTATATTATAAGATTCTTCATAGAGAAGATAGTGATACATTTGATAAGGCTAGATGGATACCAATGGATTCATCTTCTGAAGCTGGGTTTACAACATCCACAACATATTCTAGCTCGGAATTAAAAGATGATTTCAAAGAATATGTGTTTATCCCGCCTGCTTATGATGAACTTACTTATAAATCAGGTACAAATCCAAGCAACAGTGATATAATTGAATATAAAAATTCAACTGGAGCTAAATTTGTTGGTTATAAGTATCTGTCAATCAAAGTTGTTTTGACCAGCACATCTACAGCTAATCCTCCAAGATTGGATGATGTCAGAGTGATTGCATTGCAGAGATGACAACTCCTCCTTTTGCTAAAATAAAGAATGAAACTGGTTATGTTAAAGATATGTCCAATAAGGCCATACTCTCAACAGATCTTGCTGGATTAGAAGCTTATAAAATGAGAAAGAAAAAGGCTGCCGAGACACAAGCTAAATTAGATGAGATAAATAATATAAAGCAGGATGTCGCTGAGATCAAGGATCTATTAAAACAGCTACTCGGATCCAAGGAATAGTCATAGATGGCTAAAATTGCAAATGTCGCATTAACTAATACGTTTGATACCTGGAGGATTCGATCTAACCAGGCATTTAATCGTTTAAGTCAATTTGCGATTGATGAATCAAAACTTTATGCTAATACACTAACTGCTAACGTGCGGTTTGTATCTTTAGGTGCAACAAAGCTAGGTTCAAGCGCCACTACAAGAATTATAGCTAATGGTCTATTATCAACTAACGGTAATTTTACTGTATCAGGTAACTCAGTTATAGGTGCAGCAACTAAGCGCACAGTGATAAATGGTACGATATCTGCTAATGGTAATTTGACGGTCAATGGTAATACAACAATCGGTGATGCCGCCGCTGATAGATTAACTTTGAATAGTAATACTGTCACAATGGGCGCGGCAGTATTAAATATTGATACTGGACTTCTTTTTTTACAGAAAAATGCAAATCGTGTTGGAATTAACACATTACAACCAAATACAGCTTTTCATGTAAATGGTGTAGTTCTAGCTAATAGTGGATATAAATATCCTGACGGTGCTCTGACAACAGCTCCATTGTACGTTTATTTTGCTAACGGTTCTCAGGCATATCCGTAAGGTCGCATAATGGCAAATCCTGTAAAAGTTAAAAAATCGGGAGCTACATTCCAAGGCCTGCAAATCATGACAGATGCGGAGATGGATTATACCGTCGATGTAGTTCTCAGATTATTTGCTAATACAAATTCAGGTTTAGGTACTGTAAATATTGATGGTGCAACAGGTACATCAATTGGTACATTTGTTGATACTTCTAGATCAGGTTCTGTTGGAGATCACCCAGTTACTGATTCTCCAACAACGGTTACCACATATACATTTAAACAAGATATAACATCTTCTGCTACAGAGGTTATAACTAGAC